CCTGCTCAATATATGGCTATCATAGCAAACGTAGAGGTATTCCCTCCTGTTGTTGCAGGTTATCAATTATATTTTGGTAAACTTTGGTCATTTAAAAGAGAAGAAATTTTACACGATAAATATTTTAACCCACAATGGAATATTACGGGAAACCAACTTTATGGGCAAAGTCCACTCAAAGCTGCATCACGAACTTTAACACGTTCCAACGAAGCGAAAACCGCAGCAGTATCTGCATTTCAAAATGGTGGACCTGCTGGAGTGTTGTTTATGAACGACGATAGATTTGACCCAATAAGTGGTGGCGAACAAGCAGCAGCATTAAAGAAATCAGTTAGTGAAAAAGCGGGTTCTACAAACTTTAATCAAATAGCAGTTTCAGGTTATAAAGTAGATTGGAAAGAAATAGGATTAAGTCCTGTTGAATTAGGTATCCTTGAAAGTGAAAAGTGGGATATGGTTTCTTTATGTAATGTTTATGGAGTACCAAGTCAATTGATGAATGATGCATCTAATAAGACTTTTAATAATCAACAAGAAGGCGAAAAGGCATTGACTTTACGTTGTGCTATTCCTTTGTTGAATGAGATAAGAGATGACTTTAATAAGAAACTTCACACAGATTGGGGATATGCAAACCAACAAGATATATTTATTGATTATGATTTAACTGTTTATCAAGAACTTGAAGCTAATAAAGTACAACAAGTTGATTGGTTAGACAAGGCTTGGTGGTTAACTCCTATTCAAAAATATGAGGAAATGGGTATTCACGTTCCTGATGAATTAAGAGATGAATTAAGTAAAATATATATCCCTAGTAATTTACAAGCATTAGATACATTCCAACCAATGGAAGCACCAAAGAATCTTAACGACCTTTTAAATAATAAATAATGATAAACGATTTAGAAAAACAAATCAGCCAATTAGAAGCACAATACAAAGAATTGAAAGCCTTTAGTGATGTGGAAATGTCTGCAACTGAAACCCCTATTATGGGAGTTGAGCCTGTTGAAAACGAACCAATGGAAGATACTCCAATGGATAATTTTGTAGACTTAGTTTATTGCTTAAAGCAATCTAACGAACAAGCTATTGTATTTCATCATCAAACTACTTCATTCTCTTGCCATAAGGCTATGGATAATTATTATTCATCTATAGTAGGTTTAGTAGATGGTTTAGTAGAAAGCGTAAGCGGTATTTACGGGAGACCAATGGGATATGAATTAGTTAACCCAGTAGACTATCAAAGCGTTGAGCAAGTACAAGCATACTTCCAAGCATTATATACAGAAGTTCAAACTGAAAGAATGGTAACATTCCAAGAATCTTGGATACAAAATCAAATAGACGGAATAGCTGAATTAATAGCTGAAACTCTTTACCTTTTAACACTTAAATAGTGACCCCTCAATACAAGCAATTGTATAACCGAGCATTAAAGACGTATTCGCCTAAGTTTAAAAAAGAACTTCAAGCACAGGTGGATACGTTTTGTCGTACACAATCATTAGAGGATTTACCCACTAAAGGCTTAAAACAGACGATTTATTCGCTTCACATAGCTATGGGTACTAAAATGGCAGATAATGCCTACAAAGGGCTTAAAAAGGGCATTAAATCGAATCTACCTAACGAACACAAAGGATATTTTAGTGATTTGTGGCAAAATGTTATAGTTCGCTACTTAGATTATAAAGGATTGTCCCAACTTATTAAGGATATTACCGACACTACTAAGGAACAAATTAACCGATATATTAGGAAAGGAGTAGATGAAGGATTGACATTACAACAAACAATAAAGAATTTAAAGACTGCAGGGATTACGGATTATAGAGCCGAACTTATCGCACGAACAGAAACGGCAAAAGCAGCAAATACAGGTTCAGTAGTTGGTGCTATTTCAACAGGATTAAGAACAAATAAGATTTGGATTAGTACGTTAGATAACCGTACAAGAATTATGCCTAGAGATAGAAGCGACCATTATCATATGAATGGAATACAAGTGCCAATTGATACAAAATTCGAGGTGCCTACATTAGATAATATGGGTTTTGAATATATGGACTATCCCGGTGACTTTCACGCATCGGCAGGTAATGTATGTAATTGCCGTTGCACTATTGGTTATGCAGTTGTTAAAGATAACAATAACGACTATATAACTTACGATAATAATCCACCAAAAGGAGATATGGGTAAGATATGGAGTTTATTAAATGATGGCAATACAAATGATGCTTATTCTTTAATTTCTCAAAGATTATAAAAAAATAATAACTTTGTTATATGAGTAAAGTACAATTAAAAGATATTAACGATTCTATAATCGACGTTAGTACAAAAACAAGGACTGTAAAAGCAGTATGGTCAAGAATGAATAATATTGATTTAGATAATGATATTATAGTTCCTGAAGCATTCACTAAGACATTAACTGAACGTGGACCAAAAGCTAAAAATATGATTTGGTCATTAGTAGACCACAAAGCAGATATGAATCACGTAATAGGTAAACCTAGTGAGCTTTATGTTGATGGCGACAAATTGGTAGCCGTTACACAAATAGTAAAGACACAAGCAGGAGAGGATTTAATTAAACTTTATGATGCAGGTCTTATCAATCAACATTCTATTGGGTTTAGTACAATAAAACAAACAGAAGAAAAAAGTGGTGTTAGAACAATTAGTGAATTAAAACTTTACGAAGGTTCAGCGGTTCTTTGGGCTGCAAACCCTGAAACACCAACTTTAGGTTTTAAGAACGAATCTAGAGAATCATTATCTTTGCGTTTAGACAATCTATTAATAGCAATTACTAAAGGGAATTATTCCGATAGTACTTACCAATTAATGGAATCCGAAATAAAGAGAATACAGGAATCTTTATTGACAATCACTCAACCCGCAGCAGCAGTCGAGCCGAAATCAACAGAAGAAACTGATATTGTCAAAGCAATTAAACAATTTAATCAATTATTCAAAAAGTAAAAATGGAAAATTTAGACTTAATTAAAGAAATGGCTGAAAATGTGAAGGGATTCGCAGGTCAAATCGAAGATGTAAAATCATCTGTAAGCGTCGTTAAAGACGAAATGCAAAAGCAAATTGATGTAGCTTTCGCACAAAAGAAAACCGCTGCTTCTAAAGAAGTAAAATTCTTCGACCAATTAATGGAAGAAAAATTAGAAGGTAGAATGGACGAAATGGAATCAACTTTGAAAAAAGGTGGTAAATTCCGTTTAGAAATGCCTGAAGCAAAGACTATGACTATCGCAGGTAACGTAACAGGAAATCCTGTGACTACTTATGCTTTACGTCCAGCTTTGCAACCAGCACAATTAATTAACTTCCGTGATTTAGTACCAACTGTAAGAAGCGAAAGCGGTCTTTACACTTTCTACAAAGAAAACACAGGAGAAACTAACAACATTGCTTCTCAAACTGAAGGTGCTGCTAAAGGTCAAAATGACTACAACTTGACTGAAACTAAGATTGTAAACTCTTACATCGCAGGTTTCTCTCGTTTCTCTAAGCAAATGATGAAATCTTTACCTTTCTTGTCTCAATCTTTGCCAAGAATGTTACAAAGAGATTTCTTCAAAGCAGAAAACTCATCTTTCTTTACAACTGTAAGTGGTGCCGCAACTGGAACTGCAACTACAACTGAAACTGTTGACTTAAAGCAATTAGTTCAATTGATAGCTAACCAAAAAGCTGCAAACTTTAACCCTTCTTACATTTTAGTATCTCCTGCTCAACAATCAAGAATATTGATTGATACAATCAATGCAGGTTACTATGTAGGTTCTGGTAGTGTACAAATCGGTACTGGTGGTGACATCACTATTTGGGGTGTACCTGTTCTTTCAGCTACTTGGGTTACTGATAACAAAGCGTTGGTAATTGATGCTGATTACATTGAAAGAGTAGAGGTAGAAGGAATTGCAATCGAATTCTCTTATGAGGATAGCGATAACTTCCAAAAGAACTTAGTAACTGCTCGTATCGAGTGTTATGAGGCAATCAACTTAATGTTGCCAGGTTCTGCTATCTACGCTACATTGAATGCATAATTCTAATGGTTAGATAAATAAATTACCCTCTACTTAAAAGGTAGGGGGTTTTTTATTATAATTAATGTAAATTTGTAAAAAAGAGATTATGTCTTTCTATAATTATTTAATTTCCTATCAGTTAGCAGATAATGGTGCAATTACCGAACCTGTAACACTTGCAGAAGCAAAAAACTATTGTCGTGTAACTACAAATGCAGATGATAATTTAATTACCGATTTAATTACCCAAGCAAGAGAAGCAGTAGAAAAAGCAACAGGATTGTGCATAACTTCTAAAAATGTAACTATTTGGTTTAATAACCCTGCTAGTAATTTTACCATTCCTTATGGACCAATGGATAAGACAACTTTTAGACTTTATGATGATGTTAACAATACAGAAGTTTTAGCTGCTAATTATAGATTAATAGGAGATAAGTATCCTAGCCTTACCTTTCCTATTTGGAATCAGTTGAGGGCAACATATACAAGTGCTATGTCAAGCGTCCCTAAAGACCTTAAAACGGCTATTCTTGACCAAATAGACTTTGACTATGAGAATAGAGGTGCAGATGTAGAAAGATACGACCAAACAGGGGTATGCCAAAAGGCTTGGAGAGCATGTCAAAGATATACAAGAGTAAGTCCAATATTATAATATGCAAATAGGTCAAAAAAAGGGCAGAGATGTTAATTCTTCTACGATGACTAGAAGGGCAGATTTATACGCACCAACGACCACAAGTGATGGTGAAGGTGGATATACAACCGCTTTTACTTTACAGGAAACTGTATGGGGAGATTTTAGACCTGCAAGAAGCACTAGAACTTTACTTGAAGATGAAAAAACATTCTATCAAGATGCCAAAATTTACATAAGATTTGGTACTACAATAAGTGAAGAATACCAAGTTTATGTAGAAGGCAAGATGTACACTATTCAATCAATAAATGATGTTGATAACGCACATCGTTTCTTAGAAATTAACTTTTATGGCTAGTGGATTTGAAATGAAATTGGATGGTATGAATGCATTGCTAGATAAATATCGTGCAATGAAACCTAAGCTAGTTAAGGATTTAACTAATATATTAAATGAATCAAGATTAAATATAGAAACTAAAGCAAAACAAAATGCACCTAGAGATGTAGGAAGTTTAGCATTGTCAATAAATGGGGATGTAGAAATACAAGGAGAAAATTTAGTTATGTATGTTGGTACTCCTTTTAGATATGGTGCTTATATAGAATTTGGAACTGGAGGTAAAGTAGATACTAGAGGTTATGATGAATATGCTTCAACTTTTCAAGGAAAAACAAGTGGAACAATGGCTGAATTTATTCAAGCCTTAATGAAATGGGTTCAAAGGAAAGGAATTGTAGGAACTTATAGTATAAAAACACAAAAAAGAACAGGCAAAAAATCAATTCAACAAGATGAAAATAAAAAGGCAGCTTGGTTAATAGCTATGTCAATACTTAAAAAAGGATTAAGACCACATCCTTGGTTATTCCCTGCCGTAGAATCCGAAATGCCTAACTTAAATAAAAACTTAAATAAATATTTTAATGCTTAATCCTAATGTAGAAATAAAAAAATGGTTTATTAGCACCATTGCAACTGCCACAGGCATTGGGGTTTATGATGGTATGGCACCTGTTAATGCAGGAAATGAATATATAATTCTTAATGGAAGAACCTCAAATCAAGTTCAAGGGAAAACTGGATATACAAATACTAATATTATTGTAGTGGACATTGTTACAAAAAGTGCTAACTTTGGCTTTAAACGTTCAGAAACAATTTCTAATTTGATATTAGGAGCAATAAATTCTGACACTATAATAACATTACCAACAGGTTGGAACGCAACGCAGTTGTTTGTAGATAGTGTAATAAATTTAGATGCTTTGAATCCCTTGGATAATGTTTTTAGAACTTTAATAACATATAAATTAATAATAACTCAAAATTAAAATAAAATGGCAGAATCTAAAGTATCAGCTAGAAGTTACCTATTATTCGCAGATGCAACAAATAGTGGCACCTACACAGTAGTAGCTTGTTTAACTTCAAACGCTATTACCTCAAGTAATAACGTAATCGATGCATCTTCTAAATGTGGAGATGACTACGAACCAGGACCAAATTTTAAACAATCAATCAAAGCAGAAGGTTTTGCAATTGACCAAACAGGTGTAGAGTCAAAAGATTCTTATGACTTGCTTTATTCTTTGCATACTGCTAAGACTAAGTTTGCTATTAAAATGGGACCATCAAGTCCAAGTGCTGGTAATGTAACTTATGGTGGTACTTCTACCGACTTAGTATTTATTTCTAATTGGGACTTAACTGCTCCTGATAAAGAAGATGTGAAGTTTACTGCAACTTTTGAAGTAGTAAACCCTCCATTAAGTCAAGCTAGAGTAACATCATAAAAACCTAAAAAAATATGTTTGAATTAAGACTGAACAACAACACAATCCATTTAAAGTGGGGAACTTGGGCTATGCGTGAGTTTTGCATAAATAACAATATTACTTTAGAAAAGTATTTTGAAGTTCTTGCTACCGCACAAAAAGACCTTAATGTAATTGTTAAACTTTTTTATATTGGATACAAGTCAGCTTGTGTAAGTAAAAAAGAAGAAATAATTTACACAGAAGAAGATGTATGCGAATGGATTGATGAAATAGGCTCTATTTTTAAATCTGATGGTCAATTGGTAGATTATTTTACATATATTTTATCAAGTACTAATATAGATGTTAGTACACCAAAAGAAACCGAGAAAAAAAAAGCCTCAAAAAGCTAACTTGGGATGATATTTTAGTAAAAGCTGCTGAATGTGGAATACGACCAAGCGAATTTTGGGAAATGACTTGGAAAGATTATTGTATAATCGTTTTGGGAACAGAACAAAAGGAAATAAATGAATGGGCGAGGACAAGAAACCTCGCCTATATTATATACCTAAGTAATAGTACTGAAAGTCATCCTAAATCTTTAACATCTTTTTGGCATATTCCACAAATAGATGACATAGAAGAAGCTGAAGAAGAAGAATATTTATCAAGTGACCAACTTTTACGAACTTTGGAGTTATACGGAGTAAATTAAAATATTATGGCAGACAATCAGTTTCAGACATATATTAAGTTTGATATATCAGATGCAGAAGCAAAGATTAAAAAAATTGAAGCTGATGTCTTAAGGTGGAAAGATGCAATGAGCAAACTTGATGAAAGCAATAAAGCTGCCATTAGTAGTTTTCAAAAAACAATTGCAGGTGGTGAAAATTCAATTGCTAAATTAAGGGATGGGATAGAAAATGCTCAAATTGCACAAGATAAATTTATTAATTCAACTAATGGTTCATTTAGAGCATTAGGTTCATTAGATAGAGTTACAAGGGAATTTGCTAGTGGTTCACTTACTCAAGGTGCTAATGGATTATCAATGTTTGGTAATTCGTTGGCTAGAATAGCTTCAACAGGTGGTGGAGTTAGTAATGCTTTATCACAAATTGGAACTTCTTTAACTGGACCTGCTGGATTAGTTTTAGGATTTTCTTTATTAGTTGGACTTATTGAGTCTAATAAAGATGCATTAGGAGCATTTTTTGAAAAAATAGTTTATGGTAAAAATCCTTTAAGAGAACAAAATAGTGCTTTAATAGAATCACACGATACTTATGTAAAATCAATTGTTGAAATTAAAAAATTAACAGATGCTTTTGATGCATATCACGCAGGAACAAAAACTAAAAAAGAAGTTCTTGATGAATATAATAAAACATTAGGACAAGTATATGGTTCTACAAAAGATATTAATGAAGCTGAAAATATATTTAAACAAAATACTGCAGGTTATATTGAGGCTTGTAAATTAAGAGCAGCAGCAGAAATTGAATATAAAAAAGCAGCAGAAGCAGCCGCAACGGCAGCAGAAACAAGAGCAGCACCTTTAGAAAAATTTACTCCAATTTTTGCAGGTGGTGGATTAGGTATGGCACCATTAGCACAAAAAGACCTTATAGTTTTTCAAAAAGCATATCAAGAAGAAACTGCAAAATCATCAGATGCAACAGATAAATTTCATACAGAATTAGCTAAAGGATTTCAAGATTCTGCAAATGCAATAATATCTACAGGGAAACATACCAAGGATTATGGGCAAGATACAGATACTACTTTTAAAGAAATACAAAGAATATTAAAATCATTTAATGAAGCGTGGAAAGCTAATGAATATGAATTAAGTCAAGGAAGATTACTTGCAACATCAGGAGCAAAATCTTATGCACTTGTACAATTATTAGAAATTGATAAAACAATAAAATCTTTAGCAGGAAAAGGTACTAAAGAAGCATCTGATGCAATTGATTCTTTATTAATTAAAGAAAATAAAATTTATAGTCAATATTATAG